GGAGCTAACCCGACAGCCCGATTCAGTGGCAGTGGCGGCAACCTCAACTTGCAAAACCTTCCGAGGGATGAGATGTTCGGGGTCAACTTCCGCCACATGATCCGACCCAAAGAGGGCTACAAGCTGGTCGTCGTTGACCTTTCACAGATCGAGGTGCGCACATTGTGCTGGCTTGCTGAAGACAGGAAAGCCCTCGACCTCATCCGCGATTCAGACGACATCTACCATGCGTTCGGTGTGCTGTTGGGACTACACAATCCGGACAACGGCCCATTGAAAGAGTACGACAAGCAGTTGCGACACAAGGTGAAATCAATCGCGTTGGGCTGCGGATACGGAATGGGGGCCACCAAATTCTCCACATTCAGTGGTATGCCCATCGAAGAAGCAGAGAAAGCAGTTAAGCTGTACCGCGATCGTATGCCGACAGTGCCGAAGTTCTGGCGTTCACTCGACCAGAATATGGCAACCGCCTGTGCCGTCGGAGAGCCCTTCGAGCTAGAGCTTCCGTCCGGTCGATCACTCCGCTACGGAAAGATCAAGCGGATGAAGGAGGCTGGTTCGGTCAATCGATTCCGCCATATCGGAAAGATCGTCCGTAACGGGCAGCTGCGGGACTTCCCCCTGTGGGGCGGCATCCTTACTGAAAACTTGTCTCAAGGTTTAGCCAGAGACATCTTCTCAGACATGATGCTCCGCGTTGACGCGGCAGGATTTCCAGTTATCCTGCACGTTCATGACGAAATGGTTTGCGAAGTACCGGAGGCACAAGCCGAAGAAGCTCTCGCAAAGATCCTTGAAATCATGCACACACCACCGCAGTGGATTCCGGACATTCCGGTAGCCGCTGAAGGACATATTCTTGATTACTATACCAAATAACAACCGTGCAGTCGGCACGTCATCAACCGACACAACGTTTATGAAATACAGATACCTTAAAAATCATCGCGCAACTACAGTAACCGTAATCGACGACCCATCAACCCTATCATTTAACAAACCACAGTTTGCCTCTAAGGCTGAGTATCGGGCATGGTGCGCCGATGCAAACACCGACCACTGTTTCTATTCTATGGCAGAGGGTGACAGCCCAAATGCTCGCATCAGCGAAGACAATCCAGTCCATAAGATACACGGATTTGTCGCTGACTTCGACGCTCCTGTCGATTGGGACAAGATCGACGAGACTCTCAAGATCCGCTGCGAGGGCGGACACATGCCAACATGGCGTACCAAAACTCAGTCTGGTTACATCCGACTTGTGTGGGAATTTGACAAGCCACTCCCACTCGCTCCAGCACTTGCCGACTCCTTTATGAAGCGATTGAGTGACGCGCTCAAAGCATCGATGCTGCTTGCTGGTTTCGACAAGACCAGCTTGAAGGTGTCGCAGTACTTCGAGTTGGGCGCAGACTGGACCCGTATCGGGGACCCTATTGCCATATCCTTTGTCCGTACCGTGTTGCTGAAATCGGCAAACGACACACCAATCAAGACCGACGAAACCAACATCCCGCTCGATGACATCGCAGCGGAAGTTGCGCGTAAGTTCCCGAACCGATGGAAAGGTGAGTTCACCGTAGGTGCTCGCGGACCACTGTTCTGGATTGACGACGGCATCGACCGCGACGGCTGTCAGGTACGGGAAGACGGAATGATCTGCTACTCAGACCGTGCGGGTACAGGGTTCAAGTCGTGGGGTTCAATCTTCGGTAAGAAGTTCGTTGACCAGTACGAGGAGAAGAAACTGTCTACTCTACTAGACCAGTACTGGTTCAACGGAAAGTCATTCTACAAACTCCTTAACGGCGGACCTGTGGCGATACCGAAAGAACAACTGGTGCTCGAACTCCGTAAGGCTGGCTTCAGCCCTAAGCTCAAGAAGAACCAAACGGTGTCGGAGATCGAACAAGCTATCCTCACTATCTCCAACGACTGCCGTGTCGAAGAGGTCGCGCCTGTCGTGTTCTCCAAAGAGCGAGTGGTTGACTACTACGGCAGAAAGATCCTCAACAACTGTAGGGCAAACGCCGTGCAGCCAGCCGACAATGGAGATCCAGCTAACTGGCCGTGGATTCATTCATACCTCATGCCGTTCTTTGCAAAGGACAGTGACGGCAAGGAAACGCTGCCGTATTTCCTAGCGTGGTTCCAACGCCTGTACAAAGCGGTGCTTGAATGCCGACTCGATCAAGGGCAACTGATGATCCTATTGGGACCAGCCGGACACGGTAAGACCCTACTCACCAACAAAATTATTGGTGCTTCGGTCGGCGGGTTTAGTGACGCCTCGGACTATCTGTCAGGCAAGACCAGCTTCAACCGTGACCTCTGCGGATCTGCCGCTTGGGTTGTAGATGACCAGACAGCAGCAGCGACCTACGCCGATCAGCGTAAGTTCGTCGAGCTTACCAAAAGATGTGTAGCCAACCCTAGACTTGAGTACCATGCGAAGTACGCGGATGCTATTCCGTTGCCTTGGTCCGGTAGAGTTATGATGTCACTCAACCTTGATGCCAACTCCCTTGCCGCCCTGCCGTCACTTGACAGCAGCAACCGAGACAAGATCATTGCGTTGCGTATCAACAGCGGACACAAGGTGAAGTTCGGCTCAAACGAGTTCGTAGAGAACACGATCAACACCGAACTGCCGTTCTTCCTCAAGTGGCTTTACGACTGGCAGGTACCGATTGAGATAAAGGATTCCAACCGATTCGGCGTTAAGACCTATATCGACTCATTCATCGAAGCCGCAGCTTACGACAACAGCTCCCGCTCTGCCATTGCGGAGATGGTCGAGTTCTTCGCTAAGAAGGTCCGTGAAACCGTATCTCTTACCAAGTGGCGCGGCACTCTTACTGAGTTCACCGTTGTGCTACAAGAATGTAACGGCGGTCGTAGCGTCGGCAACAGCGGAAATCTGGAGTTCGTCCGTCGCGGCATGACGGTCCTCGAAGAGGTAAGTCAGCACAACAAGAACGTCCGTCCGGTACGGAGCAAGGGTCAAGGTGGCGGCAAGATCTGGGAGATCGATCTCTCAGAGGCGTACGACATCGACCAAGGCGGCGACTTCTAAGGAATTAACGGACCCGCTTCTTCGTGATCTTCACGGAGGGCGGGTTCAGTTCTGAGATGGGTACCACAAACTCATCAGAGAAAGATAGCTTTCCATCATTCGGATCGACATTGCCTTTAGGCAGGAAGGTTGCTTTCGCAATAAACTCTTTCGCTGGCAACCAACCAATAATAGTGGCGAGAGTCATTTGTTGGTTACACCTAACGAAATAGTAGACATCACATTTGCTGCCTATCTTTTCTGCACTGGACTCTGCACCGTACACGCGAGCCACATAATGGGGTTCCGGCACACTAGCGGCCTTAGTCGTTTTCACGTCAATGGTTACGCCGTCTGGCATAGTGATGTCGTAAGCGAAGTTTATGTCGCCTACCCTGCTGCCTCCGATCTCGCGGTGGACAAGCATCTCGCCCATCATTCCAATCTCGTTGCCCCGACCTCTTGCGATTGAGCCCCTGAGCACACCCATCGCTTTGGCTTCAGCGCGTGCTTGTTTCCGGTCTTCACCGGAAGGTTTAATGACTATCATTAGTACAGTTGGTAAATACGATTAAGGTTGCCAGTACCATATGGATCGACATTCAACCTCGGAATAGCAGCACCCCTTGAGGTAGCGGCTTCCTCTTCCATCAGCTGCATGCACTTGTTCCAGTGGTATTCGGCACGCTCGATATCGGCGTTATCCTCCATCAAGCGACCCATAAGACCGTGCTTTAGAGCACCGACATTTCCGACATACACGATGTCGTTATCGGAGCGCACAGGCTGGAAGGCTCGTTTGCATAGAACATGAACGACAGTCTCGTCATTGGTCGAACGGTTCAGTCTGAACCTACGATAGCGAGTGACGCCGGAATCCGGTCCGACTGTGGCAATTGTGGTATCGGAATTACCCGCAGTAGTTCGGATGTCGTAGGCATCCGTAAGACCGTCGAAGCGGATACTAATCACAGCGTTAATGTCCTCTGCAAACGTGAGAGGGACGTCGTTGTCGGATACGGTATCGGTGGTTGACTGATAAATCTTATCGCCATCTGTCGCTGTGACCACGATCTCGCCGCCGTCATTAGGATTGAAATTGGTTTTCGTCGGTGACTGGTCGGACGGAACAATGTGCAAAGTATCGGTAGCGGTAGTAATCAACCGCTTCAACGGGTGAAAACCAGCGTCAACCAGACCCCATGTAAGGTCAGCTGCGCCGACCCCCATGCCGACCGATTTGAAGTCGTGCCACAAAGAACGGACGGGCACTGGCTGGTTATCCACAATGGTGTGAAGTACCGAATCGGCTTCGTCCGGCAGCGTAACGCAATTGTCAACAACAGGCAGACTGTACTGGATAGTAAGATCACGGTAAGTCCCCATGTTGTAGATACGAGACAAGACCTGATTAAGGCTTGTCTTGAACTCGCCGTCTGGTTCGATGTACTGACTGAGCATCGGAACCAGCTGATTTACCGTAGTGGCGGGCATTACTTTTTGGGTTTGGTTTTGACTTCACCGCTGTGAAGCTCACCCTTCAGTTTGCCCTGCTCCTTATTACTGAGGGGGCTAACCTTACTGAGCAGGTAGGCTACTTGCTTTTTGGTCTTAGTTTTCATTACAGGTCAGAGGGTAGGTTGTCGGCTATCAGTTGTCAAGTAATTCTTTACCGCTTGCTAATGGGAAGCGTACAGGAAAAAGGGTTAGGGGTCAAGGATTAAGGGTTTATGGTAATGGACTGTTTACAAGTGTTCCCGTAGATGTATCCCACACTGGTTGGCCATCAGCGTTTGCGTAAGGCCAGTATTCGGTTATTTCAAACTCAAATTCTCGATTATCTTCATCATTATTAACAGTCACAGTAGGAAGTGCCAAACCGCCGTCGTCTTCTTGAACCGACCTTTTTTTAATACCATACATTTTAAATGTAATTTTTTTTGATCCCAGATAGATCGAACAATTTTTAGTAATGAGACTATAAACATCTGTTCTTGTTGTTTGTGGTATTATGTTTGGTTCATTAGAATAAGTATAAACCGCTTGATTATTTGCACCAAATAGTTTTACTCGTTCAAACTCATCATTATTCCCAGAATAAGCCTCTTGTGGAACGTTTAACATACCTAATACAATATTAGACTCAATATTTTTTCCACCAGTTAATAATTCAGAGTCACCATCATTATACCTAAATTGAGCGTCATATTGAAAAGCTCTTGCATTACAACGATACATGCAATCTAAGTATACATAATAATCATTTGGATTGTCTATATCAACCACAACCCCAAAAGGAAAAGTTTCAACTGACAATTTAAGATTATTCGCGAATAAAACTATATCCCAACTTTGATATGTATCGTCCCAATCATCGTCGGCGTCTATTTGTGGAGGGTTTGAATTGTAATATGTTTTAGAATCACCCAATCTCAACCAATTCAATTCAGTACACGCCATCCCAAATAGATCTCTTGGGTCATTTTGGTTTTTCGGGGTTTCATTTCTTACTATTTGAAAAAATGGTTTATTTGTTGTCGTGGACGTATTTAAATTGCTAGTACTAACACTAACATTAGGGGTAGAAATTTCTTTTAATCTATTTTTACGCACTACCTGATTTAATTTTAATGCTTCTTGTAAGGTAAGTGGGCCGACGTAATTAGTCCCATCCCCTATTAAAACTCTATCTCTATCCTGACACCAGTCGGGGATATTGTCTGGGATCTCGACTTTTGGGTGAACCAATAATCCAGACTGTACTTCAATCCATCCTGTTTTGATTTGTCGATCAAAACCGTACTCATATGTATGGAACTCTCCATCCCATTTTTTACCTAAACCAAAGTGAAGAAAAATAAAAGAAGACGAAGGCGCGCGCTTATTTAAGCGAGTCATAAGTGGTAATGACTCCATCCCAACAGTAGATACTCTTCCGAACATATTAGATTCTTGATTGATGTGTTGGAGCTGCTTGCAAAATAAATACAGCGGCACCATTGTGGTAAGACATTGCTGTCCTAAAAGATGTGGTAACAGCTTGCCACGGACGCAGTAACTTACCACCGTTATTTGGTAAGTCTTCAACAGTTATCTTACCAATAAGTAGTCGCAGTTTTGTTTGTTTTAAAAATTCTCCAGATGTATCTACAACCACTTCATCTGTTTCATCGTCATCAACTTCTTTTATTGTAAAGCCACTATCTGACACCTTAAAAGGTGCAGACGTTACATCGGCTTCAGCAATAATAAATTTTTGAGAAGTAATGCTGATGTCTTCATTAAGATTAGCAATATTATAAGGCCCACCGTTAGTTCCGTTGATAATGCTAGAATTATAAGATACTTTATATTTAGGGTTTTTCCCGCTCGTCACACTTATCTTAAAAGGAAACTGCTCCCCACCACCACCAGACAAAAAATACTGGCTAGGTGCTATGGTCTCACCAGACATCGAATCTGTTATAGTATCCCCTACGGTTGTATCGGGATCGATACTAATTGTGTGCGCCTCGTGCATATAGACCACCATCGCAGATGAGCCATCCGCTGATTTTACATACAGTGGGGTAACAGTATTTACATCACCAGCTTGTTCGTTAGATCTACGACGAGACAATGTGTTACTCATCGGATTAGCAACACGCCGATCACTATCTGTCAGCGGGGTCGCTTTAGAGTTAGCTACTTCAATTTTACTATCTGAAATAGGTCTAGCTCTTGAGTTGGCTACCTCAACATTACTATCTGAAACAGGTCTAGATCTTGAGTTGGCTATTTCAACATTACTATCTGAGACGGATCTAGATCTTGAGTTGGCTATCTCAACATTACTATCTGAAACAGGTCTAGCTTTTGACTCACTACTTGCGATTTTGCTTTCATCTGTGGCGCTATTATTAGCAGAAAAAACAGCAACATTACTGTGGTTTGTCGGTGCATTATTAGTATAAGTAGACATGCTCATACCAGTCCAATTCTGCTGAGACCACTTCTCTGAAGCCGTGCTAGTTGGTAGTGAGAAATCTATAGTGCCGCCTGTGACAGTAGGGAACACACCGTTAATTGATGTGTTTCGTAGTACATCAACAACAATCTTACCCACTTCGTCCTTGGGCATTGTTGCTGTCTCTATGCCACCTAAGAAAAATTGTTGTGGATTCTGGTTAACTGGCGGCGGGTTTGCCCGAACTGTATCGGCAGAGTTCGGGTCTCCGGCGTCTCGGATTACATTTGTTGACGGTATAATATTCTGACCCCTCGGATCAGTATTATCCGGTACGGTCATTCCTGTAATAATACTGGCCATAATTAAACAAAAACTTCAATTAATTCTGTTACCCATATGCCGTGTTTCCAATGCTCAGACTGTCGGGACACCGCGACCCAGCCGGAAAGCGAAGTTGGAGTCGTTGCGGGTATACGGATAGCCTGACCTGATGGCAAAGAGATGTCAATTTGTTCTCTCAAACATTTTGGTATTGATAAAGTAAAGATACTTTTACCGGTTGTTTTCGATGTTGATGTGTTAGTTGAACTTGAGGTAGACGTAGAACTATTAGCTGACGAACTAGTTGAGGTTGACGAGGTACTGCTAGTGGTCGAACTAGTACCGCTAGAACTATTAGTAGACGAGTTAGAACCCGAATTAGTGGATGTACCACTCGAAGAACTAGAGCCGCTCTGACTCGACGAACCACTTGAAGAACTAGAGCCGTTTTGCGATGACGACCCGCTCGAAGAACTAGAGCCGTTTTGCGACGACGAACCACTCGAAGAACTAGAGCCGTTTTGCGACGACGAGCCACTCGAAGAACTAGAGCCGTTTTGCGACGATGAGCCATTCGAAGAACTAGAACCATTTTGCGACGACGAACCGCTAGATGTTCCTGATTGCGTCGAAGTATTATACCCATTGACATAAGAGTTTTCTGTCTTGCTACCGAGTGTAACTTTTCTACTTACTGCTGGTGTGCTATTCCACACATAACCGCCGCTTTTGTTGGTTTGTATCTGATCTCGCGTTTCCCCATTACCCGTTGAAGTTGCGGCACTGTATGAATTACCAATAGAAGAACTTGTAGTTTGATTAGAGTTCGTACCACTACTAGACGACGTACCACTCTGCGAACTCGTTCCACTACTAGACGATGTACCACTCTGCGAACTCGTCCCACTACTAGACGACGTACCACTCTGCGAACTCGTTCCACTACTAGACGACGTACCACTCTGCGAACTCGTTCCACTACTAGACGACGTACCACTCTGCGAACTCGTACCGCTGCTACTAGTAGTTCCGCTGGTTGTGGTCGTGCCGCTGCTGGTAGCTGTACCAGAAGAAGTACTGCTCGACGAACTTGAAGTGTTAGAACTTGATGTACCACTAGAACTGCTCGTCGAGTTGTTATTAGATGTACCGCTAGAGGTTCCGGTACTTGTAGATTCGTTTGTCGATTCACTCTCAGCTATATGCTCAACAACAGCCTGAAAAGATTCTGAAGCGTAAGCGATTCTAGTATTGGCCGGATCGAAATCGGCAGGTGGTCCGTGGGTAAAAGATCGCGTAGTCTTAGACTTCAACGGGCCATCCGGCACGCGGCCCCATGTCGGAACAGCAACGTATCTCTCCGTGCCAACTATTGTGACATCAAGCAATACTTCGGGTAGATTTTCTCGGCGAAGACCGTACCAGACTTGGGGTGCTGGTAGTGCTGGCAAATAGGTTGTATTACGTACGGAGTGCCATTGGTCTTTTGGTTGGATATCAACAGAACCAAATGACCCATCGGTACCATAATAGAGGCCACCGCTTTCAGAGTTTGACTGGATCACAGTAGAGGAGAAACCAAGCGGTACTCCGTACCGACTGTCGATTTGTGCTCCGTATACTGTCGGGAACAACGGGTTCCCGTCGGCATCTTTAGGTGCCTCAATAGTTGTTTTGACGCTTAGTCCGTTACCTAATGTGGTAACAGAACTTTCTAGAACACCGAACCCAGAATCCGCATGGGCACCGTCTTCAACAAGAGATTCCTTACGTTTGGCAACAACCCCACCGTAATCATTAACAATAAGTTCGCCTTCCGGCAAGACCACCGGTAATTCCGGTTGCGTCCTCGATGTTGTCTTAACTACCTTTACATTAGGGTTAAGCTGATCCTGTGATGAAGCCAGATCATTGCCCGTAAGTACAGGCAAAGTGGCATACCCCTCTTTGATCTCTTCAGTAGTAACATTAGGAATAGACTCCCGAAACTTATCAGGGATTAGATCCGGTTTCTGTGTGGAGTAGCTAATCTTTGTCTTAAGGAACTCATCCTCCACATACGTACGCTCTTCAATAACGTAAAGCGAATCAAACTCCGGCTCACTTTTAACCTGCTTCTTGTCAAAAAAAACATAGTTAACGCCGTCGAAAGTGCCTTCCGGCACGTCTGGCATAGGCGTTTTAAACGCGGGAAAAGCTGGGTCGAAACTAGATCTCGGTGTTAAGTAGGTCCTAATAACCACACGCAGCTCTCGCCCTCCGGCGTTGCCGATAATATTACGATAACCAAAAGAAAAGTTGTACCGATCCTGCTCCTCTCTATCGGCAGCATAGAAAAACTCAAAAATCTCGTTGCGCTCAATATCAACAGGCTTGATAAAGACGAGCTTATGGTGGGGCCACTTCGCAGTATTAGGGTGCGGTGTTCCGTATTCAGGTAGATTCGTACGGTTGCCGTCACGCACTTCACTAAACAAGACATCCCCAATAATCGGGGTTGGGAAGATCTTGCGGTCTTGCCTATATGGGGCTTGTGGTAATTGAGAGACTGCCATGTTAAATTAGATTAAGTCGGGTCCCATGAAATAGTCGAGAAATCGTATCCGATTGCTTTTGACGATGAAGAGTCTGTGGATGTTCCAGTAAGTATGATTAGATACGGAGTTGAGTTTAAGTCCAATCCAGTGACGTTAGTGTATTGTGTTGTTAGCACTGTTGTTGGTATTCCATTTCCGTGTAGCATAACAGAGACATCCAGTTCAGTATTGCTTACTCTGGAAAACGTTGCCTCTAGCGTCCAATATAGAGTAGCTGGAGATGTTACCGACGGAGTAAAAGAAGTAGAATCAAAGACTGTGGTCGGTGTTCCTGAAGGCCCGATAGACAATGTAATCTGTCTGTTAGCTGGAGACGAAGCCGTTGTAATCCTTCCGCGATAACTTGCCTTGATTATCGTTCCAGTATTTCTAAAGCCTGTAGCTGGAACAGTATATGAGTTCATTACAGTGGCAGCTGTAGAGGAACTGAGATATGCAGTAGAGTCGCTGTTAATGATACCGCCGACACGCTGGCCGGACGGGCCAGCAATGATTCTTGGATTAACGAGAATCGATCCCTGTGTCGAGCTAACCTGAATTACGTGACCTAATTTAATCTGACTATTGATGAAGCTCTGCTGCGTGTTCAACCACTTACCGTCTGTTGACAACCAGATTTCGTCACCAGCGGTCATGCCATTAGTCGTGTATCCAGCAACGTTTGGAAGCCCCCTCACAAGACCAGTAAGGGTTACATAGCCATAACCACCAGCAGTAATTGCTTGTGTGCTAATGCCCAAAGTCTTATTCGCTAGATCATTTACACTTGTAGCGATCTTTACAGACGGGATATCTCCAGTAGCAACGCCTGAAATGTAAACAGCGGCTCCATTTGGTATTGTTACAAGTTCATCATTTTCGACATAAATGTTTTGTTCCTGTCCGACTTGTAGCGTTACATCGCCTTCGAGTTTTAGGTCGAGTGTTTTATCGGTCGTGTTCCAGCGCATCTCTCCAGTGGCAAGTGCGTCTGAAGACGGAGAAGATGTTTTGTATGCGAGCGTATCAAACACAAGTGCATCAACAGCTGTGCCGTTGTTTCCAGTACCGCC